TAGCAACTGAGGAGGTCGACGCTCCCGAGGGCGAATACGCTACGGCACGTCGTGAGGGCATGACGATTTCTAGCGACAAGATTGCCGAATCGGTGGGGACAATACGAACCGATGTTCAGAAGCTGATTGCCGACAACCCACTTGCCAAGGAAGACGATCTCGCCAAGCTACTCAAGGCGAAGTTCACAGACCTGAAGGCCTCCCGTGCCGACGCCATAGCTCGCACGACTTCGACGGCCACGACGGGCACGGTCCAGAAGAAAGTCTGGGCCGACCTGGGCGGTATCAAACGGGAATGGGTAGCATTGGCGGGTGCAAGGCCTGCACACGCGGCCGCGCATGGTGAACGTGAGAACGCAAACGGTGAGTTTGTGGTAGGCGGCGAGACCACCCCCTACCCATCAGGGCCGGGGCTTTCCGCAGCCAACGCGGTCAATTGCCGTTGTTTCACCCGTGCACGTCGTGTAGAATCCTAACAGTGTCGGGATTTTCTTTGGAATTGTCCATAGAATTGTGCAAACAAATCGGGGACGATTAGAGAATGAACATCGAACGTAAATCATTTCAGACGGAATTGAAAGCGCTAGGCGATGAGGGCATCGTCGAGGCCATCGTTTCCGTATTCAACAACGTCGATAGCGTCGGCGATCGTGTCAAGTATGGGTTCTTCGACGAAAGCATCAAAAGCAAGCTACCGAAGGGCGTATGGCAGCATGACTGGAATACGCCAGTAGCGAAGACTTTGGAAGCCCGTGAGCTCATGGCAGGTGACCCAATGTTGCCTGTCGGGCTGCGGGACTTGGGCGGGCTGTACATCAAAGGCCAATTTAATTTGAATACGCAAGCCGGACGCGAAACATTCAGCAACATCAAAGAAGGCATCATCGATGAATTCAGCATTGGTTACTCGGTGATCGAGGAGACCTATGCTCCTGATGGTGCTCGTGAATTAGTCAAGGGCCGCTTGTACGAGTGGAGCCCGGTATTGTTTGGAGCTAACCCAGCTACTGCGGTGCTCGGTGTGAAATCGGGACTCAATGACGACGTGCAGACGGTAACGTCAGAACTCACGCGCGTCATTACGAGGCTGAACGAACGTGCCGACATTCGCAAAAAAGAAGGGCGCACGCTGTCGTCGGCAAACGTGGCGCGTCTTTCGACATTGCTGGAAACTCTGTCATCAGCCGTAGGCGATCTGAAAGTATTGATTGATTCGGCAACACCAACCAATGCGAAGGCACTCCTCGAAATGGAGCGTCTCCGCGCTGTCATCAACGCAAAACGCAACTAACTATGAACATCCAAAGCATCAACGACGCCATCAGCGCGAAGTCTGCCGAGCTCGACACCGTGCTCGCTAAGACCGAGCCGACGATGGACGACGTCGCAACGGCCAAGACTCTGAACACAGAGATCGAAGGCCTGCAAAAGCAGCTCGACGAAGTCAAGGGCTTCGAAGCTATCAAGGCATCCAACGCATCACGTGTTGCACAAAGCAACACCCCTACCAACCGTCTTCCACAGACGCAGACTGTCAAGGTCGGCGATTCGGCTGCTAAGTCAAACCTTAGCGACACCGAATACAAGAGCCTCGTCACGGGTCTCTTCGTCGGTGGCCTGACATCGGAGGCCGCACGTGCTAAGTACCAAGAGGTAACAGGTACTGAGTACAAGTCGCACACGCAAGGCAACGATGCCACGGGCGGCATCTTCGTACCAACGGAAACCTCTGCGCTTATCATCAGCTTGAAGGAATCCTACGGAACATTCCGTCGCAACTCACGTGTTGAGCCGATGGGCTCCGAATCAATCCGCATCTTCCGGGCCGGTGATGACGTCACCGCATACTGGGGTTCGGAACTGGGCACACTGCAGACATCAGACATGAGCTTCGACGCCGTGACTTTGAACGCCAAGAAGATGTATGCCTACGCACAACTCTCGGAAGAACTGATCATGAACAGCACGCAAAACCTCGGTTTGCGCTTTGCTGAATCGGTCGCTCGCCAGTTCGCCAAGAAGGAAGACGAAGCCGGATTTAACGGCGATGCTACATCTACCTACGGTGGTGTTCTCGGCCTCGATGGCAAGTTTAAGAAGCTCGTCGTAGACGGTGGCGGAACCTGGACGACGGATGCCGACAAGGTCAAGGCCGCTGGTGTGCAGACACTGACGGGCAACCTCTGGAGCGAAGCCGTCATTGGTGACTTCCTCACGGGTAAGGCTAAGCTTCCAACCTACGCCCTGGCTGGTGCAAAGTGGTACTTCTCGAAGCAAGCCTTCGCCGCAACTGCAGAGCGCCTCGCATATGCTACGGGTGGCGCTACGGCTGCTGAGCTTTCGGGTTCGTTCGGCCAGCGCTTCCTTGGTTATCCAGTCGAGTATGTTGACGTCATGCCAACAGCAGACGCGAACTCGCAGATCTGTGCTTACTTCGGCAACCTTGCACAGGCTTCTTCGTTCGGTGATCGCATGACGACTGCCATCAAACAGGACACATCACTCGGTTTCGCTACCGACAGCGTGTACGTCAAGGCAACGCAGTACATCGACATCAACGTGCACGACATTGGTAACTACAGCGCCACGGCTTCGGCTCGTGTTGCCGGCCCTGTCATCGCATTCGCTTCCATCAACTCTTAATGCACAGGAGAACAAACTATGAACATCATGCAAAGCGTGAAGCACGTTCTCGTTACGCCTCCTGCGGCTATCGTCGACAACGCTTCGTTCACGACTAACACGATCGACACGGCCGGCTACGGCAAGGTCGCTATCTTCTTCGCACTCGGTGCAACTGATATTGCCATGACGGCTTTGAAGGTGCAAGAGTCTGACGATTCGGGAATGTCCGGCGCTGCCGACATTACCGGTTGTGTCTTCGGTGCAAGCGGGGCCCCTGCGCTCCCAACTGCTAACGACGATAACAAGATCTTCGGTTTCTTCATCAACCTCGCCGGTCGCGATCGTTACCTTGACTTGGTAGCCACGGCAGGCGATGGTTCCGCTGGAACCTTCGGCTCGGCATGGGCTGTGCTGTATAATGGCGACTATGGCAAGGACGCAACAACACGCGGTCTTGCTGCTAATCTGATCAAGGACTAAGTGTTCTGACTACGGGCCCTTCGGGGCTCGTGGTCAGCATACCAAAGGCAAACGATGGTCATCCTGTCAAACACTGGCGAACGTGTAGACTTTAACCTTGTGCGCAATGCAGGGTTTGCCCGCACGTTCACGCATAAGACCAACGGCGTAGCTACGAACATTTCAGGTTACACCTTCGCCGCGCAAATCCGCACCACTGCGGGGGCTTTGGTTGCATCGTTTACGATAACGACCGTGAACGCCGCACAAGGTACATTCTCAGTAGCATTATCCGCAGCGCAGACGAGCGCACTGACGGCCGGCACAACATACCTCTGGAGTTTGGAGCAGACCGTAAGCAGCCTAACGAGTGAGCTATTGCGAGGCTATGTCCAGGTGGTGCTCGACGAGGTGACGGCATGACGACCGTGAACGTTGATCAGTCAACGCTTGTCATCGACATTGTCGAGCAAAACGTCAACGTCAATACGGTGAATCAGTCGGTGACCCTCGACATTTCATCGGGCGGTCTTGTGCCTATCTCCGATGACGTGTCGTTGACGGCTGGCGAAAACCTTTCGGCACTGCGGGCGGTAACATCCAACGCAAGCGGCGAAGCCGTGTATGCTTCGAACAATACTCTTGCAGACTCTCAGGTGATCGGCATTACTTCGAATGCGGCGTCTTCGGGTGCTGGCGTTACGATCAAAACGTCGGGCATCATGACCGATTTAAATTGGGCCTGGACAAAAGGCACGGTTTTCCTTGGCACGAACGGCCAGCTAACACAGACAATCCCAAGCGGCGGCGCTTACATCGTCCACATCGGGCGCGCGCTCACTGCGACGACACTTCAAATAGACGTCGACACTCTCATTCAAACGGTGTAAACAATGGCAGACAAGTACATAAAGAACAATAGCGGACAACTTGCCGAAGTCGAAGGCACAACAACGTCAGCTGGCGCAGGCTCTGCTGGTAAGATCGTCGCTCTCGACAGCGCTGGCAAGCTCGATAGCACGATGATGCCAACGGGCGTAGGCGCTACGACCAAGCTCGCCGCAACATCTGAGAACCTTAGCGCAGGTGAT